TGCGCCGTGCCCAATGCCGTCACTGTGTTGGAAAGCACGCTCGCCGCTGATGAATCGTTGAACATGCAATGCATGCGGAAAGTCGTCGCCGTTGCCGTGCCTCCGTTCCAGTCAATTTGCAGGCCTTCGCCAGCGGTAGACTGGTTCACATAAAGCACGCCCTCGATTGCGTAGCGTCCGCCACCCACCTGCAAATACATCATCTTCGCCGCTGCCATTGTGTTCACGATGGAGGTTTGGTCCGCCGTCGCCACCGTCGTTAGTGGGTTAGGCGTATTGAGCGCCACATCCTGCGGGTCCAACATCTGCGGCGGATATTCATAGCCCAGGCTGATCGGCATTATCCTGTCAACGATGTTCGTGCCCAGCCAAAACCGCCCGCCCGTGCTGTCATGCACTTGATCACCGTTATACAGTGCGCCAATCGTGTAAGGCGTGGCTCCAAAGTGGACAACATATTCCCGCTCACAATCCACCAAGGCATCACACAGATACGCATCGCGCCGGATCCGGCCATTGAGCTGGCTGAGAATTGCCTTGTTAAGTCCGCCAGCGCTGTCCGTTGTCGAGGTTCGGTCAACTGTCCACCCCAACACCTTCCAGCCCTGATTGCGGAACTGCTGCCACATATTCGTTATCGCAACAAACGCGTTATCGCCTCCAACCTGCGTTGCGATTCCCGGGCCAAAGAAGTCATTATGCCCCGCCCGATATGCCGCCCACACCACGGGAAACGTTGAATACTCAAATCCCGCCGCCTTATTTAAGCTGGCTATGTCCGATGGGTAACGCTTCTCAATGCTATCGCCTCCATTGTTGGCAATTGCCGTCAATAGCCCACCACCGGCTGAGTTGGTAAGCGTCGAAAGCATCCCCCAACCTTCCGGCGACTGTTCCAGCCATTGCGCCCAGTTAACATTTGAAGGCACAGTCTTGCTGTCGCCACCCACGACCAGGCCCACCCGGGGAAGTAGTAGATTCACCGCCTGCATCTGCGCCGGGGAAAGGTTTAAGTCAAAATAGGCCCAGCCGATAATCAGTCCGCACCACCCATACGTGTTGTTATCCATGCGACTGCCGAAATTGATTTCTACAGGCGCAGCTGAGCACTGGTCCGTCACCGTGTAGTTATAGGGCATCCAGCGGCGGCACGATGTTGAAGTGCTAACACCATCAGAAGTAGCCGTATTGCAGTCAAAATCTTTAACCACATTGACCACACTGTTCACACCCACCCCGCTTGCGAACCCCACGCAAGCTATGCTCAGCTCCCAGTTGTTCGGCCCCACGTTGTTCACCCCGCAACCGGGATAAGCGTTTTGCACGCCGTCAATGTCTTGAATAGTGCCGTTGTAGATATAACCGCCGTATCCAATACCGCCAGCGTGATATAAACCCATCTGAGTTTGAGCGTTCACACCCACAGCCGCCGTTGCTCGCAATTGAAACGGCATCAGACCGGTGTCTCCTGCACCGGTCCCACTAATCGCATCGCCCTGAAACCAGATGATCAGCGTCCGCGTTGTCGTTGGCGGCAGGTTCGTGTGATAGAACCAGTTCGTCGTATAGCCTGCGTTGTTTGGACGATTGAAAATCTGGAACCCGCCCAGCCTTCGATTCACCGTTCCATAAACCATCCCCGTGCTTAGCATCGAAACGGGATTGCCATACGGCAATTGCAGCCCCTTACGGTAGAACGCGAAGTCGAGCAAGTTCGTCACACCCAACCCGCTGACATTGGCCGCGCCATTCACAAACGCATGCACAAACTGCCGCCCCGCGAATGAAACAATCTTGGCCCGTTGGATGTAAGTCTCAGCCATGGCCTGCGCCTGATTCGTCGGCGTGCCCAAGGCCTGAATCAGCGAGAGCGCGTCCGTGCTTTGCGACACCTTTGCGCCGTAACCAGTTCCCGGCGACACCGAAACGCCGCCAGTCGCCGCCCCAAATGCGCTCCACACCAGCGCAGATAGCGCCAGCACCATACCTAGAATGATTAGTTTTTTCATATCGTTACGAGATTCTGTATCCCACATCGAGGATGGTGTTTTGGCCAAAGCCGATCCCGGTTTTAAGCATGGGCGTCGATGAGAGCCACACTGACAACCCGGTCTTTATTGGTTTGCCCGTCGCATAGTCCAGGCCTCCGGTGCTTCCAGCGGGGATGGCAACGGACATAACGCATTGCTGCCCGTTGGGTATGGTGGTTGCAGAATCAAAGACCTGTAGATAGAGCACACCAGCCGTCCCATTAAAGAAAGTAGCGAAGAACAATCGGCATGGGACGATTCCTTCAACTCTATCAATCGAAACGGCGGTCAGTGTCGATTCGCTGCCTGAAACTCTCGGATTATAGCTGCCCATAGGTTTTATCTCGTCATTACTTCGGTTCTCTGGTTCTGCGATTCCTGCCCACAGAGCACACCAGCCCGGTCCGCGAGCAATCCCTCGGCTAGACCCCGCAAGGGTCCAGCTTCATCTTCTCCTTGCGGCAGCAAGAAATCGCTCGCTGCTGCAAATTCCAAATAGCCCCGAAACTCGGCGGGGATTTCTACCAGCGTCCACTTCTCGGGGTTAGTCTCGGGGCTTTCGCCCGGCATGGCCGCGCCCGTGTTGGTGTAGAAGTTGCCGTTCAGCGCTGCGCTCCGGTAATAAACCTGCTGGTCAGCGAGATACCCTGCCGCCGCGTTCCACTTGCCGCCGTAGAGCACCGGCACCCGCAGCCGGAACGTGATCCACACAAACGGCACATCCTTATCCACCTGCACACCCCAATGGTTCAGACTTGCCTTCCTGCCCTTCAGCAGCTCGGTCGCATCCTTGTAAGCATCAGGGTCCTTGTCCCACACCCGCAGGATTGTCCCCATTGGCGTTTGCTCTACCCCGTTCAAAGTCTGGTCCAGGCTTACATATCGCTGGTATTTATTGAGCAGCCCCCAGTGGGTCGTATCTGTCGGCAGGTTTCCCGTGCTGTTCGCGATGCACTGGTAAACCGCATCCGTCGTCCAGTAGTAAGCCAAATCGCCCGGCACGTATCCTTTGGCGTTAGTGTAATCATCCGCCACCCTGCTTACCGCCGCATCAGCCCAATAAGCAAACTGAGTATGAGCGCTGCCATCAGCCGGTGCGTTGCCTGTCGTCGCCGCTACGCATTGATAATACTTCTGCGTCGCCGTGTAATAGACTTCATCCCCGGGGTTGTAAGCCGTGGCATTGCTATACCAGTCACGGAAATACCTCTTCTCCGTTCGGCGCAGGTCCGGCCAGTCCTGATTCTCCCAGGCCGTCCTCAGCCGCTTGCTAATCAGGCCCCGCAATATCGCCTGCTCACGCGTGCCGATGTTCTCACGGTCCATCGAGCACAAGTCCGCGCAGGCCTGCAACACATCGTAGTAATCAACAGTTGTCACAGCTCGTAACTCTTGTGGAAAGTTGACCGCTCGCTTGATGGCACCCAACCAACTTGGAGTTTGCCGCTCCGCGATTTTACCCTGAACACGTCATCCTCCTTCGTCAGCCATTTGCGGAAGTCAGGATCCGCCCACACCTGCCGCCGATGCATCGCGTTGAAATACCCGATCCAGAACGGATCAATCGCCATCGTCTGTTCACCCACGCCCTCGATACTGCGCGGCTGATTATCGCGATAGAATTTTGCAATGCCCTCCTGCCGCAATCGCGCCTGCATGATTTGGAAGCTGCCCTCGTCCGCTACAAGCCGGTGAATGCTCTGGCGCGTTGGGTTATCCAGCTCCGTTAAATCAACTTCGAGAGGCATAAGTCAGAAATTGGGTGCGGGGGCAGGAATCGAACCTGCGACAAAGGGTTTATGAGGCCCTTGAACTACCACTGTTCCACCCCGCAAATTCATGTTTGGAGAAACGGGCGGGACCGTATTGGCTCGGCCCCGCCCTTGGGTCCACGGAAGCTTTACTTGGCCTTATCCAGATCGGCTAGGTCATTGATGCAAATGTAGATATGAGCCTCGCCCGTCGTTAACACGTTCAGATTCGCGCCCACAGCGGTAAACTTGAGCGTCAGATTGGTAACTCCGTCCGCGTTCAGGTTCTTGAATGAGTAGGGATAGCCCGTCTGCCAAAGAACATTCGGCGTCGCGTTTGTTGCAAAAGCAGTCAGCAAATCCGTGCTGCCAAGGGCAATAAAGCGCCCCGCCGTGATGTTATCGCCCACGTCCACCTTCAGCGAGGTGACGGCAGGCCCGGTGAAGGGCGTTATCATCCTCACTGCCGCTCCCCTAACGGCCAGATTCGTGTTTAGCGTTGGCGATAGAACGCCCGTTTTCGGAAAGATGTTGAGCGTTTGGGTAAGCGCCGCCGTCACCATGTCCGCAAAGGTCACAATGATCTTGTGGGTGAATTCCATCTCCTCGCGCTCAATGTCCGTCAAAGTAATAATTTTCATTCTGTTATTCCTTTCTGGTTAGGTCGTCGGCGCATATTTGCCTTCCGCTGCCGGGTTCTTGCAAACCAGCATCAGAATGGCATCCATCGCGGCCTCGTAAGAGCCGCCCTTGAATTCAGGCCGATAGACCTTCGGCTTTTGGTTCCACCGGAGTTCCCACATCGGGCGATGCACGAAATACCCGCGAAAGTTCTGCACCACCGTCGTTCCGGTTAGCGCCACTAAGAACCAGTCGATCATGATATCCACCGGGCCATAATCCCCGTGATACTGATCCACCGCCAAGGTCACGCTCCGGTCATCCGCCTTGTTGTCCACCATGCGGGCTACCACGCCAGACGTGCCGGTTGCCGCTTGGTTCGGGACGTAGAATTGGAAGTCAGCAAACTTCCGTTTCAGTTTCGGCCCGCAGAACAGGGTGATGGGTTCTTTGTTACCGCTGGTGCGGCCAATGCCTTCAAGGATGTTGCGGACAATATCTTCAGTGAGTGAGCCGCTGGCCGTCGCGTCAATGTTCGATGTCGGCGTCAGAAACGGCGTTGGCACCGGGTAAAGCGCCTGCGCTGAGTTGTTAATCCAACTACCCAAGGCTCGGGATTTGTAACCCACCACCTTGTTATCCTCGCGCCCGTCGTTGTCATCCAGAAACGCCGCTTCCATGTCGCGGGACATTTCCTTTAGCCGCTTGGTGATATCGTGCGCCAGCAAATCCGGCAGCGCCGCATTGTTGGTCACGTCCTGTGTGAGCTTGCTGATCGAAGTGGTCTTATCGAACCACTGCACCAGCGCTTTGAGCTGGCCCACACCTTCCTGAGCGCTCTTGAATGCCGTCCAGGGCTTGCCGTCCACATGGCTGTTATCTTCGGGCGGAGCGTAGGCCTCGGCCTGATAGTTGTAGATGACATTTACGGGCTTATCGCCCACGGTCAGCCATTCCAGAAATGGCGTCTGCCGCATGTCAACGTTGGTGATGTAATTGGCCCAATCCTCTTGGTTACCAACTACATTTTCATAAGTAAGCATGATTAACTCCGTTCACTTGCAATTTTGTGAACAGGCGTGACTACACTGCCGTTGCTATCTGCGCCGCGAGCATCGAGGCGTAATCTTTCGGATTCCCGCTTCTGAGCGCTTTCTCGCGAAGCGAATTGACTTGCTGATCACCGCCAGTGCTTGACTGGCGAGCTGGCACCGCTGAGGCAGCGCCGGGCAGTCTCGGCGCAGCCGGTCTGGCCTTGCCGTTCCCGTTTTTCGCCGCCGCTTCCTTGTCCGCGTTCACAGCCTGTAGGCCGCGAACGAAGATTGCCGCTACACCCTTCCAGTTTGGTAACCGGCGAACCTCGGGCAGTGTTTCCAACACTCTTTGGAACTGTTTGTATTCCGCACTCTGCTGATTCTTCAGCCATGGGAAACGCTGCTCGGCCAAGGTTGAATTCTCGGCCTCTGCGCGAATGAATTCGGCCCGGTGCGGAACTGAATCCTTCAGCAAATCCTCTCCCGTCCTTTTTAGGAACTTGAGTTTCTTGCTGTCGTATTCACCCGTTTCGGGGTCAAACGCGCCTTGGCTCTGAGCCCACTTCTTAAAGGCCTCTTCCTTCTCGGTAGGCAATGCGTCATCGAGAAAGTCCTCAATGTCCCGTGTCGCCACCTTGAGCTTCCCCTCGAATTCCCTTAGGTCTTTGGTGCTCCTGATGAACCCAAGCGGATCCTCGGGCGTAGCAGTGCCAGTGCCCGCTTCCGTTTGTTTCCTCAGCGATTCAACCTGCGTATTCAGCTCGTTGCGTTCCTGTTCCAGCGCGTCCACGCGCTCCCTTAGCTCGCCCCTTTGCTGTGTGATCTTGTCAATTCGGCTCCGGTAAGATTCCGGCCATTGCTGCTTTTCGGCAGGCGTTGGCTCGGCCTCTTCACCCGGTTCCGGTTTATCCTCGCCCCCGGCAGCTCCTTCGCGCTCCTGTTCGTTTTCGCGTGAAGGTTCTGGCGTTTCATCGCCAGCAGTCTTTTCAGGGGTTGGATGTTCTTCCTCTTCCGCGCCGCCTAGCGCTTTGGCTAAGTCAGCCGTGAGGCCTGCTCGCGTCATTGGCGCTTCCGCCTCTGGCGCTTCTTTGTCCATGGTTTTTGCTTCGGGGTTATCCAAGGTCCCCGCTGCGGCGTGTTCCGCGTTCATGCTTTATCCTGCAAGTAGGAGCCAGACTTCAGTTTTGGGGGAACTTGGCGGGAATAGCCGGAAGGCTACCCCGCCTCGTATGCAATCCACCCGTGGCGCAAGTGAAATCAGAAAGCTCACGCCATGGGTGCCGTTGTCCTCCTTCCGTGCGCGGATTGGAATAGCCCGCCTCACAGTTCCGGCGCTTTCCGCCACTTTCAGGCGTTATTACTTCGATTCAGGGAAATGAAATAGGGCGCATCATTTCTGATGCGCCCCTTTCTGGACACTGCGGCACCTAAAGGATGCGTTGGCCTTTAGGTTTGTTCTTTATCGGTTTGTTACGGCTCTTGGGCGTTCACCCAGGCCCGCAACAGCACCTCCTTGAAATCCTTTGCCGCAGCTGCCCGGCCTGCGTTGTAATGCCGCCCGGCATCACTTACACCCGGCAGCAGCGCCGCCTCCAATTCCAGCTCGATAGTTTCATCGAGCAGCGCATGCACCGCTTGCCATTGTGGATTATCCGGTGACGTTGCTTGCAGCGCCGCCACCACCTTTGCTTGCTTCAGTTGTTCGTCAGTCATTTGTCAGAACCCTAGGTAAAGGTTTTTGTTCATATCTTCCCAGTCCCACAGCTTTTCGGGCTGCGCTATGACAGTTGCCCTTGCATGCCCCCGGGCGGTCCTCCGTTGCCGTTGCTGCCCATGCTGCCCATCCGGCCCGGCCCCATTCCGCCCATCCCGCTCGGCAGCTCGCCCGGTTTCATTGTCCCCTCGGGCTTTACCCCGATAGCGCCGATCTTCTTGTTCTGCTCTTCGGTGATGCTGAACTGTAGGTTCATGATCCATTTTTTCATTAGCTGAGCGAACCGCCCGCCGTTCTGCATCGCGGCTTGATAGTTCGGGTTTGACTGCAAGATTTGACTCGCGAATTGCAGCTTCGTTTGAGCTGTCGGATCCGATTCCACATACTCGGCCTCGTTGCCTAGGAACATCATCGCGATATCCCTTTGCACGTCCCTGAAGATTTGTTGCGAAGCCGCCTGCTGGTCCGCCACCAGCTCGCGGGCCAGCGCGGGGTTAATCGCCCGCAATTGGAACGCGGTCACCTTGGCCCGGTCAATCACACCCGCCACATCGCCCGGCAGCACCGTCTTATTAATCGTGTCGAGCTGCTGCATCACGTATTGCTGATCCAGCTCCCGCACGTCGAATTCCAATTGCACCGCCAGCATTCCGAGTTTGTTTCGGTGCGCTTCCAGCCAGCCCTGCGGCGCACCCGTCACCATCGCGAATTCCGCGTCGTCCATGTAAATCTGTGCGAGGTCGAGCATCTGCTGAATTGCCTTTGACCACATGAGCAGGAACGGTTGCACCAACATCGCTTGCTTGGCTTGCACCCGTTGTGGCGGCACATCCTCAGACATTCGCCCGAAGTAATTGTCAACGTCCCTCTCTACAAGCTGCGCCAGCTCCACCGCTAAAGGCGCGTTGTGTCCCGGCACTTCCATGAACTTCGGTTCCCGGCCCGCCGTCACTTCGTTCTGCACAGCCGGTCCAAACTTCATGCGCGTTTGCTGCGCACCCTTGGGCACCAGCACGGGCGGCGTTACCCCGATGCTCGTATGGTCTACCAGCGCGTCACGCTGCACCTTTAATTCACGTTGCCACGTCGCCGCCACCTGCGGCACCCCCCGGCTCATCGTTACGTTGCGGCTCCAATTTTCCCGCTGGCCAGTTACGTAAGGCACTTCGCCGCGAGTCGTTTCGAGCAAGGTATGTTCTCCGTAAAGCGGCTTGCCTCCTTGGCCCGTTGTTACGCTCGCGTGCATCACCGTCATGTAAATCCCCGGCACATTGTCATCGTCGAGCTGGCGGCTCACCGCGTAGATGACTTCCACTAGATTGCTGTTATTGCGCACCGGGCTTACTGCCATCGGCGTTCCACTGCTTGCCATGGCATCCGTCATATACTGCGGTGGTGCCGTTGCGGAACTCGGATCCGTTGTCCAGGTCGTGAACTGTCCCTTGTGGCGCAAGGCCTGTTCTACCCACTCTTCATTCCAGCCCCGGGTTAGAATCATGCTTCGCAATTCCACTTCGTTCATCCACACCCGGCGATAGACCCGCGCCGCGAGCTGGATATCTGTCGTGCTGTTCGGCAGGAAGATTTCGTCCCACGGTTTGAGCGCGATGATCTGCGGTTGATTGCGCGTGACCGATGGAATTGGCAGATACGTTTCGCCATCCTCCCGCAGCTCGCGCACCGCTTTCAACAGCGTCGTTTTCTTTATCGTGGGGATCTTCACGTCATCTTCCAGCACTTCAGAGAGCTGCTGCTTGGCGTAAGCGTCGAAACCCTCTTCCAGCAAAGCCGCGCTGTCCTCATCCTGTAGCGGGTCTTGGATGGATTGCGCCAGCAACGCGATTTCCGAATTCGGATCCCCGCCCTGCTGCGCCGCCGCCACGATATCTTGCACCCGCACACAAATGCGCCGCATCGTTATATCCACCTTCCACGTGGGGTGCAGCGCCACCCATCCAAGCGTTTGCCGATACTGTTCGCTTAGCTCCACTTCCCGCACCAGCTCATGATAAAGCACCGTGTTCAGGAAATAATCAGCCAGCTTCACCGCGTAGCTTGCGCCCTCAGTCATCCCCGCTTTAGGCCGAATCATCGCCCGCCAGAACGCCGCGCAGCACACCGCCACATTCTCGTTGATGATTGCGTCTGCTGTTGGCAGTCGCGTATCGCTGGCCCCGTCGAAAGGGAAAGCCAGCTTGTTTTGCGTGTCGTGCTTTTTGCCGTCAGGGTATTGGTCAGGCCAGCGCGTGAAGCGAATAGATTCATTGTCGCTGATCCGGTTCCAATTGCCGTCAGACCACGGCGAGCAGTTCCGAAAGTCGCTGATTAGTTCCTCGATTTGCGGCTCTTTTGTCGCATAAACCAGTTTATCTTCCATTGGGTCCAGTCCATCACTCTGATTTCAAGTTTTGGGCGGACTCGGTAGCTAATGGCTACTTACGTCGATTCCGGCGATTTCCGCCAGCTTAAACTTCAGATACCTCGGATGCTTCATCCCCTTCAGGCGCACCGCTATCGTCGGGTTCTGCTCCCGCAGAATCCGCAGCGTCTCGCGGTTGCACTGAATGACCCGCGCCGCTTGGCCCGGGCTTAGCAGCAGCGGCAGGTTATCGAATTGGGTTCGGGTCATTTACAGTCTGCTTTGCCTTTTCCTCGATTTGCTCTACCACGGCATACAAGTATTCCCGCGCCCGGTCCTGCGCGCGCAGTCGCCTTTCTTCCCTTCGCCTGCCCCAGTCTGTGACAGGGGTAAAGCTACTGCTCTCCCAGTAATCCTTGCGTGCCCTCATATACCGGCTTAGCGCCATCGTGAATTTTCTCTTCGTTTGTGGACTCATGTTTTGGCCTTTCGCATTTCTCGCAAATCCAATTGCCGTCCAGGGTCAACTGCATCGGGTCACCGCACTTGCCGCAAATCCCTTCAGAATGGTTCTTGTTCATAAGCTCCGTTCTGCGCTCGCCTCTCTACCGCCAGCCCCTTGCGAGCGTTGCACGTGGTGCAGAGAATCTGAATGTTTTTTTGGCTGTGCTCTTTGCGGTAGAAAATCATTCGGGCCTCCGCGTTGCCCCGGTGATGGTCATCGCCCCGCCCCTCGATGCAGTCAAACTCAAGGATGATCTGCTTGCCGTTGGGCGGGCGCATTTCCAGCTCCATCCCCGTTACCCCGCACTCAGCACATGCGCTGCCCAGTTCAAGCATTAGCTTGGCTCGCGCTTTCTTGGCCCACATACGCTGTTTTTTGCCCATACCTTATTCCCATTCCTTCTCCATCAGCAGCCCATTTCGCACCCGGTAGAACTCTATCTTTGCCGGGCGGTTACTGAGGATAGCCGTGCCGTTCGTCACATACGGCACGTTCGTTATTTCGTAGTAGTCAGTTAGGTTCGTCGTCCCATCAATTCGCGTTCGCCAGCCTGCCGCCCATGGCCAGGGCACATTTTCCCATCTCAACAGGACGTTGGTGAGCCCGGGCGCAATTACCACCAATGGGCGCACCGTTTCCGGCACCGCAGGCCCTTCCGGCGCGAGCGCCTTCCTGTTCCACGGCAGGGGCGGCAGCGGCACCAGCTTCAACTTGTGCTTGTGCGCCAAGCATCCACCTACTGATAGTGCCACTACCGCAATCCCTAAAACTGTTGCCGCTTTTGCCTTTGCTTTCATCGCAGCACCTTCATTACCTCCATTATCAGCCCCTTCATCCGCCCGATAACCAGTATCACCGTTGCGTCATAGCAAAGCCGCTGTTGCAGCTCTTCCAAGTCCTTAATCACCGCCTGAAGCTTCTCTAGCTCCGACTCCGATTTGCGTTTTTTCTTTTTCATAACACTTAGGCACTTTCCATTTCGGCCAGCAATCGCGCCAGCTCACCCGCCTTCAGTTTGCACGGCTGCACCACCACGACCGTTCGCCCCACCACTCGATACGGCAGGCCCGCGTGTGAGTCTGGCACCCCGTGCTTCACCGCTCTGGATTCCAGCCACGCACGTTGCGCCGCATCGCTTCTTACTCCCTTGCTACCCTCAAACACCTGCGCCGCTTGCAGTGTGGTTAGATTGCGCACGTCAACGTTTAAGCTTTCCCACCCGCTCTCGGTTCTCACCAGCAACGGGACAGGCTCCCCTAGATACTTCTGTTGCGCATCGTAACTCAAGCGCCGCAACTGCACGTGTCCAGGGCAGTCACTTAGCAGTAATTGCGGGTGAAGTTGCATTCGCCCCACCTTGTCAAAAGCATAGATGGTTTCTACGCTTATCTCCGGGTGCAACTCATGCACGCGATCCGCCCAGTCGGGATCTTCGTTCAGTTTCTTTGCGACCAATTTCCCCGCTTCCATCCAGCATTGGATACCCTTCATCACAAGCTGTACAAACTGGGCTGTTTCATCGTTATCGTTTTGTTTTATTTGCATAAAGTTTTTGAGAGCGCGGCAGCTTCAGCGATGCGTTTCAGTAATGGTGGCACCTTATTAAGCCTCGTGCGCCGAATCTTGTTAAGTTTTACTTGCCGCCGATGCGCCTCCCACTCCTGCACCTGCTTACGGTGCCTCTCGTTATAGCGCTGCATTCTTTCTCGCCACCGCTTTTGCTCCGCGTCCTCCAATTCTTCTTTTTGCCGTTGCCTGTCAAATGCCTGCCAAATTGAATCCCGCAGCTTGCAGTGCCTAATGTAGTAGCTCTCTTGACGCGCTTCCTTGAACGCAGCCGCAAACCACCGCAGATCTCGCGTGTCTGGGACCCACGCACGCTTGTAGTGGAGCATGAACCAAGCCCCGTCGCGCTCCATCTGCCTGTTCACAATGCTAGCAACGTTCTCGCTAGAAACGTTAATTTGCAGTTCGCCTTCTTCATTATATCTCCCATGGAGCCAGCACCCATGCCGCTCATCGAAAGCCAGCGAGTCAGCATATCGCCAATTCGTCCGCCACCGCACCGGCAAGCATATTTGAGGGTAGCAAGCATTGGGATTACCCCAGTGATGTAAGCCGGTTTTCTCTACACATATTGGAAATCGGTTAAATGCGGTCCAAGACCCGGCAAACAGGTCTTTTGCGCGCTCAACTATCATTACCTTGGCTGCTCGTTTGTAACACAGGCAATTCTCGTAAATATATTTGGTGCCGCTTTCTCGCCATACGATTGCCAAATCCTCCACCCCAATCGTTTCGGGACCAAAGGCCGCCTCAAACTTTGTTTGTGTAGCGTTGTCCATTTAGTAACTCCCTCCCCCGAAACTTACCTTCCGTTTCGGGTCCAAATAATCGAGCCGCTGCGTTGCCATATAGCGCAAATCGTCTATCGGGTCCTTGCACGCTGCTTTTTCTCCATCGTGCCCCGTGTAATTCTTCAGCGCCCAAATCAGATTTTGGCACCGCTTCAAAACGAACAGCTTCGGCTCGTTCATCAGCGCCACAATCGGTTCATGCCGGTTGTAGCTCAGCAAATCGTTTATCGCCTGCACCCCCTCATCCTCACGCAGCCCGGGTGCGGGCAGGAAATCCATCATTGGCCCTACCAGCTCCTTGCGCTCGTTGAATTGCTCTTCGCGGAAGCGGTCCATTAATGATTGCCCACCCTTGTCCTCGGTAATCGCCGCCGCCGCGCCGCTGCGCGGGTCCATGTAACGTTGCTCTATCGTTTCCTTGCCTTCATCCGCTAGTATCTGCCGCTTATATTCCAGCACTCCAAAGCCAAGCGTCGGTTGACCAGGCCCCGGGTCACCATCCCATCGCGTCGGGTTCTCGCTCGGGCTCGCCCATTCGCCGTAGCGCGAGATATCCGGCCATTCCCGGTAGACGAAATGCCGCCTGTGCAAGTCCACCGCTACCCAAAGCTGGAACATATTCCGCGCCCCTGCCGGATCCGCGAAGTGATAGCGCGTGTAATCCCCTTCCGGCAGTTCCTCGATGACGTGGAACGCGCTGAACATCGGGAACAGCGTCAGCATCGTGTTGCGTGCGTAGCCGTAGCCCCGTCGTTTCCGGTCCTCCGTCTCGAAACGCAACAGGATTTTGCGAAGCGAAACGTAATCGCTGTAAGGGTTCAGGTCCGAATGGAAGTAAATCACGCTCGTATCTGGTAGCGTGCTCTTTTGGATGTAAGGCATGTGCCCGGGCGGGCAGTCATCCACGTGCACCCTCTGCGGGTCCAGTAGCGCCGGGTCCACCGGCCTGCTTTCCACCGTCACCGCACCCTCTACAATCTCCTTAAGCGTCGGCGTGATGCCGTGAATCGGGGTGAAACTCCAAATGAACCGCCCGGCCCGCGTCGCGAGGCGCACCATCAGCGTTCGCAGCCATGCCAGCGGCAGATTTTCGTCAGCTACAACCAAATCATACTCAAAACCTTCATAATCCTTAATGTCCTGCTTGTAGCTGCCGAACATTCCCACACTGCCATTAGGCAAGACGAACTTGTTATCGCTAAACCCATTTTTAACTGAGTAAAGGATGTTGGTTATCTGCCCTTTTTTGATATCGCGCCATTCCTCGGGCAGATATTTGTAAACCGCCTTCTGCTGAATGCCTACACTGCTTGAATCAGACTCATGCAGCCAGAGGATGTTAGCGCCCGCCTTTTCTGCGGCCTTGTGCATCCCCGTGAACGCGCCGTATTCAGTTTTCCCGGCCCGGTTCCCGCCCAGGCACGCCAAGAGCATGCATTGCAATAGCAGCCGGTCCGCATCTATCCACGGTTTCAGCTTGCACGCATGGCGGAATGGATCCTTCTGCTCGTTTTCCAGCGCTTTGCCTCGCCCTTCAAAGAACGCGTGCAGCCGCTCTTCACCATCCGGCTTGCGCAGCATCGCTACCAAGGCTTCTCGCGAGGGAACGGGAACGAACGGATGCGGCGCAGCCCATTTCGGGAATTGCGCCAGCAACCACTCGTAGCCGTCAGGCCTCTGTAAGCGTTCGAGCAGCATTCGCTAATTTTCCTCGCCCGGCGTCATGTCGTTCTGGTCGCTCAGCCCAAGGTCGCGCAGCACCGTCCCCCTCTTTTCGGATGCCGCCCTCAGCTCTTGCGCTTCATTAACCAGCCTTTCTACGATTGCCCGCACCACCGTTTCGGGGGTTTGCTTGGCTGGCCGCATCCTTATCAGCTCATTTATCGCTTTCATGCCGCACAGGTAAATCTCTGCGTGCGCCCGCTCACCCGGCGTTCCCCCGCCGCTCACGTTTACCTGCACCTCCAATTCCTTCGCCGTGTGTTCGATTACCACTTTCAGTTCAATCATAAGTTTCAGGTCTCCTGTATTGTCCATCCTAGTGCCGCTATCTCTTCCAGCGTGAGCGCGTCCGCGATCTTCTGCCGGGTTTCCTTGCCTCGGTGCCTGTCGCTGTAATCCAGCAGCACCCGGTTCACGTGTGAGCGCTCACTCCCAATCTGTTGCGCCAGCAGCGCGATTGTCATCGGTCGCCCGAATTCATCGCGCCGCTGGCGTAGGAGCCGGTTAAACTCCGGTTTCTTCACGCGTCAATCAAAGCGCCGCTGGTGTTAGCGGTGGTGGTGGTGCTGCTTGCCCTTGCGAGCCTCCGGCCAGCACGTAAGCGTCGTAAGCATCCTCCGCGTGCAAGCATTCACCCACGGTGATGCATAGTTGCCCCATGCCTCCCATCTTCGGGTAGAAGATTGAAGCGTCGCAGGACGTAACATCCGGGTTCAGCTCTGCGATGACGCCCGCAAAGGTTTTCTGCTTTCTCCCCGGCGTAGACCACGTGCTTGGCGTGCGCCAAACAATGTGATCCCCTTCCCGCGCTTCCCGGCCATTCATGTAATGCATTACTTTATTTCCTTTCGTTTCTTGTTTTTGTTTTGGTCTGAATCTTCCTTGGTTTCCAGCAGTGCGCTCTCTAGTTCCTGAAACTCCATCCAAAGCGTTGAACCGCAGAAAAGCTCAAACCGGATTAGTTCCGCCATTGGAATTTCACGCTCTACCACGCATAGCATCCCGTCTCGTTCATCTTCCAGCCGCATGATTAGACGTTTCATTAGAGGTAAATTGGGGCACCCTTTCGCGCGCTCACTTCGTTAAACTTGCTGCGCACCGCCTCGCCAAGGTCAATGCCTAGGTGGTGAGCCAGTAAGTCGGCGTAGGTAATCATGTCTGCCAGCTCTTTGCCGATTGCTTTCAGTGAAACCTTATCCCCGCGCCTGCGCTTCTTAATGAAGTTGCAAGCCTCGCCGCACTCACCAGCCATCGCGGTTGCCCAATCAGTTGCGCTCCACGTCTCCCCTTCAAAGACGGCATTATTTCGTGTGACGTTGGCTCTTCGCAGGTCCGCGAAGTCCAAATTTGTAAGTTGCGTTTTCATAAACTCACGCAAACTCCGCTAAGTTTCTCAGTGCCCGCACTAACCCGATGAAAATCACATCCTTCACCCGCTGCTCTGCTGGCAGGTGTTGAAACGGCATCATGCAAGGGTGCTCCTTTTTGTTGGCGTCTTTTTCCGGCCCGTAAACCCATCCCTGTTTGGATTTGTAGTCGTGCCATGCATGGTGCGAGTCCTCGGGTGTTATCGCAGGGTTATGCAGCACATTGCGCACGCCCGCGATGGTTGATGCTTTAATGTCATCGGTCGTATCATCCCATCCTACAATTGAGTTATCGCCCAGTTCCCGGCAATAGCTCCGGTTCAGTTCATGCGCCACCCGCGCTATCTGGCTTACAGTTAGTGTTTTCACATCAGCTCTTCTTGTTGTTGTTGTTGTTCTTCTTGGCCGTCCTGGCTGGACGGCAAATTTTCTTCGGCCTGCGCTTCTTTCTTTTCCTTCGGTGGTCTTGGCGGGGTGTACGCGTCCACGAAACGCACCCATGGCCGAATCAACACCATCGCAGCATCTTCTCCGCTGCGCCCCTCGCGTTGCTTCTCAATTGTGCACGTTACGATGGTCAGGTAATGCTTCCACGGCTTGCCCTCGTCGCTCAGCTCGTCGAGCTTGCGCCAGTCGGCGGGCACGCTCGATAGGTGCGCTAAAATCTCCTGTATCCTCGCCCGCTGCTTATCGTTGCTCATGTCGATAGGCGCTTTCCATAGGAACGCCACCACATCGGCATCCTGTTCGAGCTGGCCCGTATCCTTCAGGTCCGCCAGACGCGGCCTGCGGTTGAAGTCCTGTTCAATCTGCCGGTTCATCTGGGCGCACAGCACAATGGGCACCTCCAATTCCTTAGCCAGAGCCTTTAGCCGCATGCTGATGTAAGCCAGCTCATCGCTCTTACTCCACTGCTGCTTAGAGTTGCGGCAGAACATGAGCTGGAAATAATCCACGAAGAAAACCTTCGTCCCATACTTCCGCTTCATCCGCCGCGCTCTTACCTCCAAATCCTCAAGGCTGATTCGCGGGCTCTCGTCGATGATGATCGGGGCCTGTGCTAGAGTCGCCGCCGCGAGGGTTAACCTATTCACGTCCGCTTCCAGCAGAAAGCCATTCAGGAACTTGGTGAGGTCCGCGCCGGCCTTTTGGAAGATTTGGCGCAAGCCCAAGCTGCGCGAGGTCATTTCCAAACTGAAAATTGCCACCGGTTCTTTTTCCACGAGCGCGATATGTTCCGCCGTCTGCATGATGAAGGCGCTCTTGCCGGTGCGCGGCCTCGCCGCTATCACGATGAGCTGGCCCGGCGCGAGCCCCGGCAGAATGTTATCCACGTAGTTGAACCCGGTCTGCGGTCCTATCCTGAACTTTTTTCCGCGCTCGAATTTTTCAAGGACGTTTGCCGCCACGTCACACACCACCATTTTCATGGTCTGTTCGTTGGCCGTCACCCGCAGCTCGCCCGCCGCTTGCACCCGCGATTCCCCGCCCGCCAGTAAATCGCCAACTGACTTGGTTTGGTCCGAGTCCATCAGCTCACTAACCGTCTGCGCACAAGCCGATATCATGCGCCGCATTTGCCAGCGCTCCTTCACCACGTCGAGGTAGCTCGGCAGGTTGTGAGCGCTCGGCACGTTATCGGGCAGCGTTGTGAGGAATGCCAGCCCGCCTACTTGGTCCAGTTCTCCGCTGGCCCGCAGAGATTCCATTACCAGCACAATGTCAGCGGATTTTTTTTCGTCGTAGGCCTTCTGCAAGTGCTGCCAAATCACGCGGTGCCGCAGGTCCCAAAAGGCGGCATCATCCGGCAAGGCCTCGCGGATATCGCCGATGCAATCCACGCTCAGGAAGCAACAGCCCAGGCACCCGCGTTCGGCGTCCGGCGCGTGTGGCGGCAGAGCTGGCAGGAATTCGCCTTCGTCTTTCTTCTTCCTAGCCATTGCCAGCTATCTCCTTTTCCAGCACCGCCTTTTCTTTCAGGAGCGCTTCAAACTCGAAAATGTCCTCGGCCCCGGGGTCACCCATGAACCCGCAGTTGCCTTCAGGATTGCCCGGGTGATTGGCAATCTGCCGCCTCAGCGCTTCCAGCCGCGTTTTTTTGTCGAGCAGCGTCCGCGCCGGTGGTGCTGCGCCATTGGTCTTGCCCCACGCAGAGAACTCGGCCCGCCAGTCCGCAATCAACTTGCGCTCCCAGCTCGCTGGCCACATTTGCCGCCCGGCCATTCGGGCGATCCATTTTTCGGCGAATTTTTTTGGAATAAGCGGCGCTCCACTGGCAGGCTCTCCCGTCCACTTCTCACAGAAGGCGAATACATCCGCATCGGTCGGCACCTCGGCCCACGCAGCCCCCCCTGCACCCCCCGGTTGTACTGATCTGTGCAGATCTGCGCTGCTCTTCTCTGTTCTGTTCTGTTCTGGTCCCTTGAAGGAGGATGCATCCCCCTTAGCCACTAGGAAGGGGGATACAAGCCCCTTGTATCTCCCTAGTATGGCGGCTTGAACCCAATCGTCTGATTCCAAGAGCAGCTTCACTAAGTTGCTCTGCAAGCGGTTGTTAGGATTTGTTGCCGCATCCGAGAACTGGTAATGAATGTAAGACAGCGCCAGCACCCGCAGCCCCTGCTCATCGCGCTTGGAAAGGAAGGTCCTTGGTAGCCCCATCAATGCCCCTTCAAGGGCCATCAATGGGAGATTGGTATCAAACTCGAATTGCCGTTTTTGCACCTTCAGATAACCAAGGTTGTTTGTGTCCTTGCTGGTCAAAACCCACGCCACCGCGAGCTTCTGATCCGGTGGCAGCGCCCCTACCCCCTCATCAGACCAGAAGGAGCTATGAATTTTTGTTGCTAGGCTCATACGGTCGAATCCACGCGCCGCGCTGAAGCTTGAATTCCCAGGTCTCTCCATCCGGCGAATCCAGCAGCCACACGACGCGCTTCCCTATAACTTCTTCTCGCCACTGCCAGCGCCGTTGCACTGGTCCGGTTCCGGTGATTTGGGTAAGTCGCCAGAAGCGGATCCGCTTCCAGCCAAGGCCGCTTGGCCCGGTGTGGTGCTTTGTTTTAGTGGGCATAGTCTTACCTTTCCCCGCTCAGACTGGGCTAGCTCTTCCAAGAGCCCGTTCCTGAACGCTGAATCCATCAACGCGAATGAGATCCAGCCACGCCTCACCCCCGCTGCTACTGCTAACCGTGCTTCTGTTTTGTTCATGAGAGTTACCACCTGCCGGGAAAACGCGGCGTGCGCCCTACCAGCCTCCAATCCGTTGCGGATATCCGCGCCGCTTGTATCGACATTGCCGGGCGGAAATTCGTATTGCGTTGCACCTTGACCAGCACCCTTGAGCCGTCCGCCCGCTGCGCTTCGATGAAAGTGGGATTAGTGATCCTCCGCGTTACCAGCATGCTTTCTACGTGCCCGTTCCCATTCACAGGTGAAGCCACAACCGGCGTTTTTTCCTCGCTTGGCAGTTCCACCCCCAAATGGAACGCGGCCCACTGTGCGGCCTTGTGGCTCCATTGAATGCTCTTGCTTTCAGTGTCCCAGTCCTCGCCCTTTTTTAGCTGGTCCCTTAGCCCGGTGAGAATCTGGCGGCTTACGCCCAGTTTTTTTGAAAGGCCGATTTCGCTGTGTGGATATGTGGTGCTCATTATACAAAATCCCGCTAAGCCGAATCCGTTGCGCCGCGGCCCGGCCCCCCGGCTGAAGGACCCCCCTCCCCCCCGTTCGAGCCTTCGGCCAGCTCGGCGCACTTCTCGGCCTGCGGGTCCAAAGTGGCTCCCAAAGTGGCACCCATAGTTCCACAGCCCTGATTTACCGAGGGATTCAGCAGATTCGCCTCTGAATGAGCAACAGAGGGGGAAATTTCCGATTCGATTTCGATGGCAGCTCGGCGCATGTCGTCCAGGCTGGCACCGCCGGTTCGGTGCTCGATGACCGTGCTGGCCTCGCCTTCGAGCTTTCCCCTTTTGTCCTCGAATATTCCCGCACTAACCGATAGCTGACTGAAGTGCGCGGGTCCGATTAGCGGTCGGCCCTTCTCATCAACCGCATCATCTTCCAGCAGCTCGATGCAGCGTTCCACCGTCAGTTGCGCTGCGTAGGCAAATGTCCGCGCCAGTCTTTTTTTAAGTGTGGCTACCAGCTCGGGCTCGCGTTCGAGAATCACGCGCACGGTGTGATGCGACACGTGGAACGCTCGGGAGATGCGGCGCAGTCCAATCCCTTCAGCAATGGCCGAAACGATGGCGAGGTAGCGCTCGCGATTCAGCGCCACGCGCTCAGCCGTGAAGCGCTTGCGCTGCTCTGGCTCGGGCAGGAACAGCTCGCGACCCAGCTCGATATCCATCGGCAGCTCGGCCTGTTCCGGCCTTACGAGAGATTGGGAATCGTCCATAAATATCGGAAAAACCGGCGAGGTCATCGGATCCGGCGAGTCTCGAAAAACCGGCGAATACTGGCGGCATCGAGCCGGTAGCCAGCACGGCCAGACATTAAAAAACCCACGATTTCACCGGCGTTAACGCGGTCCACAAACCAGCGGCGCGACATTTTGTAATCCGCCACCGCTTCCTTGATGGTGAGCATCTTTGCTTCAGGTCTTGCCATAAACTTTGGGGCGTTCTTCGCGCTGGTGCTTGGCTTGATGCGCCTGCCAGTTGTGGCGCTTGATGGAGATCCGGCGTTTGCACTTCGGGCATTGTTGGCGCTTGCCACTCATGAAAAATCGGGCCGATGCCCGCGCTTGAGATGCTCGTCAAATTCCCGCAACGCCTGCACGTATTCGGGTTTGCGTTCCCGGGCCAGCATGCCTTTCACCACATCCCGGCACATCCGAACCAGCGACTCTTTCTTGCGGTTCACGATTGCGCGATCCATGCGGGGAACTGATTGTCGCACTGGTGGTGCCATTGCTGTGACTTGAGATTGCACCACGTCTTTACTCTGCGTGCGACTCTATTCCGCGCTATGACTTTGAAAGACGTAGTTGGCCGCGTTTACCACCCGCATCAGGCAACCAATAAAATCAGTCTTTTGTCGCTTGCATTTCGGCGCGGTATGCCTTTATTTGGCATGTTGTTTTAGCTGCGGGGACAGAGGGAAAACCAAAGCAGCAAAAGCGAAATATAAAGATGAGTTTAGCGCAATCATTACGAACCCTGCGCGGGCAGAAATCCCAAACTGCCGTCGCAGTGGCCTGCAAGCTCGCCCTGCGCACCGTGCAGCGGGCTGAATACGGCGAGGAAATCACCTTGGTTTCACTGAAGGTGCTGGCCGACTATTACAACGTCACCAAAGCCACCTACGCGCAATTGCTGCTCGGCTGGTTAAAGACTGTGCTGCGTGATGACTTCGAGCTGTTCACCATCAAGTCACGCGTGGGGGACGGCACCGATATGACTATGGATGACGCCACCAAGCTGGTTCAGCTTTACCGCAGCATCAGCCCCAAATATCAGCGCGAGCTGTTGCGTGCCGCACAGCGCGAGCAAGTGCTGCGCTCCATCGTGCCCCTGAATCAATTTTACGACGAGATGGTACAGGACAAACAACGCGAGGCAGCAGCCATCAAGTCGCAACGCAAGAAACCACAGCAAACAAAACCAAAATGAAATCGTTATACACCCTATTGCGAGAGCCCAAAAATCTTTCGCTCATATCCACCATTCTGAAGCGAGTTGAGCCCGGCGAAAGCTGGCGCGATTACTTCAGCCAGCATCCGCAGGAAGCAAAAACCCTCGGCCTTGATCCGTCCAAAGCAATGCCGCAACCCTTCTATCAAATCGTTAGTTCCCTGCGCGGTGGAGCAATTAAAACGACAGGGGGGGGGGGGAGCAAAACTGATGCCAGTGTAGCCGATAGTAGCCCCGCTTCTCCTTCAAACGGATCCGCTTCTCCTTCCCTCGCGCAGTTCTCGCAGTATCCACCCAAGCTCGCCGCATTCTTCGCCACCGAACCGCATGGCGAAATCTGGCGGCAGATTTGGGACGCTCGCGATCCCGTCAGCGGCAAAGTCGCCGTGGTGCCGCTGCTGAACCAGCATCCCGAATGGAAAACACAGGTCGGCCAGCAGGACATTAAGTTTTACTACAACAAAACCACCCAAATGAAGCACCTCGCCGATTACGAAGCGTATTCGGCCAAAGCCAGAGCCAACTGGCACAATCAAAAAGCCAAGAAGAAGAAGCCCGCCCAGGCTGAAGTGACCGAGGCACCCAAATCATCTTACGCAGATGGCACGCCGCACTGCCCCAATTGCGGCTTTGCCATGGCCCCGTTCAATCGCGCCTTCAACGCCATGATCAATTCCAAATGAGAACCACCCGGCTAACCATTTACGAACCCACACCGCACCGCAAAGTTAATATTCTGGTCGGCGCAGATTTCCTCTGCTGCGCACTGGGCCAGCTCGGCCTGAGCACCGAAACCATCGCGGCACAAACCGGCCTGAGCGTTCATCAGGTCACCTACCGGCTCGGCGTCGGGCACGTCAAACGCGCCGATTACCGGAACGGCACATCGCCCATCGCCAGACGGGTCATGGACTTTGCCAAGAGGCAACTCGAACCAGCCATCGAGAAGCAGTTAATCAAGGCGCTGAAGGAGCCCCCCAAAGAAACCCATCATCATGATATCCCCACAGAAAAGCATCGTTCCACAGCGTGAAGGCAAACACTGCGTTCTCTGCGGGAAGGATCTTCCCCCGCATACGCTGGCATGGTTCGTGGAAGAGATTTGCACCCTCGCGCCAGAGGTTGTTAGCAACATCGCGTTCAAAGTTGAATGCAAGCGCCCGCGTGGTGGCAAATACTGCCTCGATTGCACCGCAGCCAGAATCATGGTTGCAGCCATGGCCCTGCACTCGCGCCTGACAGACCTCTCACGCATCGGCGAATCCCAAAAGAAGAAATGAACTACCCCGAAGCACTTCCGTTCGAGCCTGAAAGCATCGAGCAAATGCGCCAGCGCATGCCCGCCACGCTCGCCGTTGTCGAGGACTGGACCGACTCAAGCACTGCCGCCAAAAGATTCGTCCAAGAGGCACTGTGTGGCAAAGGCGCACCATACCAGCGCAATCATGTCTACGATTTTCCTGACGGTGTTCGCATGATCGTTACCTGCGAGCGCCACGCATTCGCCACCCTGATGCATCTGAGCTTCAGCAGTGGGAAGGAGATTGATCTATTTCAACTGCCCCTGCGGGCCATCGAAATAATTGACACCCTCTTTGACCTCACCGATTACACACCCTGCTACCGGCGAAGTGGCGGATACGCTCTGCACCTTTGGTTCAACGTCTCAAATGAACGTGGAACTTTCCACGTGGAACACAAAACCAAATTATGAAACCACTTGTTCGCGCCCAATTAGACGACCTGTGCCGGGAGGGATGCGATTGCGGTTGTGGCCGCGCCATCAGCGCCGATAACCCGCTAAGCATCGCGGCGCGCTGCCACTTTCCAACGGCCTGCACCGTCGAATATTGGCAAGGGGTTCTCACCGTCCGCTGCGTCCGCTGCGGAGCACTCGTCGTCAAAATCGCCGTGAAGAATTCACACATAACAAAATGAAAATGGAACTGCCTGACACAGCAAAATTCACCGTCCGGTCAATCTGCAAATGCGGCTTTCCCGCGCTCAAAGAGGAAGTGCCACTGGGCACTGAATATAAAATCGCTACGTGGTTCGGCGTGCATCGCATGAACTGGACGTGTGGCGGATGCAAAGAAAAGCAAAGCCTGCCCGCCGTGGCAGTTTCATCCACCCACGGCCTGCCCGGCCTGATGCCCTTAGCCATCTTCGGCCTGAACGCAGAGGACTACGGCGTAGACCCTGAAGCGCCCGGGATACTCCAAGTCACGGCAGAGGAAGCGCTGGAACTCGCGACCACTGAACGCCAGTTCACTTTCGAGCTGGCGGAACTCATCCGCAAATACAAAGGGGCAGGCATCGCCACGCACGCGTTGCTTGGTGCGCTCGAATTCATGAAGCTCGCCGTTTGGGAATCCAACACACAAACCATGAAAGGCGGCATGATGTTTTCTTCCATGATTCCCAACCTCACCGCTGCCATCAAAGCAGCCGTCGAACAATCTGGCGGCACCTTCATGAGCGCCGAAGAATGCAAGCCACCCGGAGAAAACCCGCACATCGAAAGGCAAGAGTGAATCTGCTGATCGACTTCGGCAAAGAGAAAACATCCTTCGCGCTCGAAACCATCGCGCCGCTGCGCTGGCTCAGCTTCGCCATTGAAACTGCTACCCTTTGGTATTTCGGGCGTAGCGAATTCAACCTGAGCTTCTCACGCGAACGCGGCACCGCAGGCTGTGTGCTCTTCCACGTCGGCCCCACAAATCCACACCGCGCATCCTTGTCCAACGCGCTGCACTATTCTGCCATGTGCACCATCAGCCAGGACAAAGCTTTTCCAAGCGAGCTGGTGCACCCATTTCGAGCTGGTGAATCCAAGGCGGGCACCATCATCGAGATCCGCCACCTTCACCCCACGCTCACCTTTGCAGAGCTGGCTTACATGATCGCCGAAACGTATACGGAATTTTTCAAAGACGGTGCCATCAACGGCAGAGCGCAGTTTTCCAGAAGGCAGGGCCAGCTATATGCGAACATCGCCCTGTCAGCAGAAGAACTTGACAAGATGGGGAAAGGCAAATGCGGTTACGAAGATGGTGAGTCAGTGGGAGACTTGCCTTGGAGTTAAAACATCTATGAGCAAAAAGTTTGAAACACACACCATTACCGAAATGTGGAAGCACTATCGCGACAGTGTTTACCCTGAGCCACTGAGCGCGATTCAAAATCAAGAGCTGCACAAGGCGTGGTTCGCCAGCGCTTTCCAGCTCATCATTTACATGCAGCAGATTGCGGAACTCCATGAGGATGCCGCCACCGGCGAGATGGAAAAGCTTTGGCAGGAAGCCTCAGCCGTTGTCAAAGCCCACGCAGACATACACAACAAGGATAACGACAAATGAACCGGCAGTGGAAAGTGAGGGTGCACCGTTCCCCAAACTGGACGCCTGAAAAGGAAGCAGCTATCCGCAACAGCTTGTGCGAAATAATCGCCGCTCACATTCTCCGCACCAAATCGGAAAACCAAAATGAACATGCCAAGAGAAACAAACTACCTTGAAGATCTGGCGCTCGCCATCGCCCGCAACACCGGGCACGGCGCAATCATCGCCATCCTGCACGAAGAAGGCGCTGAAATTGTCTGCGCCACTTCCACAGAGCTTGATTTGCCCACACTCCTGCGCCGCCTCGCAGCTCATGCCGAAAAGGGTCACTGCGCGATGCTGGATCCAAAAATGAAATACGCATCAGACGCGAAAGGCGAAGCCATGACGTTCATGCTCCCGCCCGGCGCAGGCGTCGGCTTCACCATCCGCAAACCATGAAACAGAAAATTAAGAAGGGCTACTGTGCTTGGTGCCTTCGGAAGATGGACCAGATCGACATCTGCCAACGCTGCGCCAAACTCATCAGGGACTCGCTCAAGCTCCGTAATCCATTTCACCCACAATTGAAACCAAAATGAACATGGCAGAAACGGAGAATTGGAACGACGCCATGAAGGAGGTGGACAGGCTCACCCGGGCCTTGCGCCAAGCTCGGCGGCAGCTCAGGCGGATTCGTTCCCAGTCGGTCAGCGTGAAGGAGTTGGAGCCAACGATTAGATTGCTAAAATTCCTAACGCCTGAACAACCAACCGATAGAGAAGATATGATGCTGGTTAATGAAGCAAACCGCCTCGAAGCACTTCGCCGCAAAAATTCTTGCCCTCTGGTTTGACTTATGAGCGACTTTGATCGCCCGGGCCATGTCCAGACAAGGGGGTAAAACTGAATAATGACAAAGGGAAACCGAAATGAATTGCCCGCGATGTAACGGCACCGGGCAGGTTCGCGATCCACGTGAATATGGCGCAGCGATGCGCAAGCTTCGGGAGCTGGCAGGCCTCAGCTTGCGGCACGTGGCCACGCGCATGGGAATCACCGCGCCATATCTCTCGGATCTGGAACTTGGCAGGCGGGCCTTCAACAATGTTCGCGTCATCCAATACCGCAGAATCGTTGGCCCCAAACTCCCCGATGGTTGCGCAAGCTTTCCACCATGAATGAAAACAGGCCAGAGCTTGCGGCTCTGGCCCGTTTTGCTTCTGGCGTTCGCTTTAGAGCACGTTTGTTGGAATGGCCTTGCCGCCATACCGCACGTAGAATTTCTCCGTCACCTTGATGCTCTTGTGGCGCATAAACTTCATCGCTGCCATGTGGTCAACCTGATAAATCAGACTGCCGATGTAGGCCCGCAGCTCATGCATTTTCTTTTCCGTTTTCCAGCCCTGCATATCCAGCCAGAACCCCACGCGCCGCACAGCTTCAAGGCTCTCACTCTCAATGACGGGACCGTTTTCCTTCTTCACCGGTTCCAGCGCCGCCCATGCGCGGTCTTGCACCGGCACCTTGATATGTTCGCCATCCTTGCCCACACCGCCATCGAACCACGGCTTGCCGTCACGCGTCACGAAGTATTCCCATCGTGAGCGCAGCGCCTCGCCACGGCGCAGGCCGCACCCGCACGCGAGCCAGAACAGCAGGTAAACTTCGCGGTCAGTGTCCCGCAGCTTTTCGATTTCCTCGAAGGTCTTTTTAATGACGTGATCCGCAGGCCGCAGATACATGGCCCGTTGCTGGTCCTTCCCGTTCAGCTTCGCCTCAAGAAACTTCTCGATGCATGGCGGGATAATCAGCCCGTGCTTTTCATACTGCTGCACCATCAACCGCCCCTTGTTAAAGATGCTGCGAGCCTGAAGGATGATCGACTTGCTGGAATTCTCAGCCTGCGCCCGCGCCCACTTCTGCGAGTCCTTATCCTTGTCCGCGTCGGCCAGCTTCTTCTTCACCAGCGAATCTTGAAACGCCACGCACAGCAAATCATCGAACTTGCTCAGCGGCACATTTGTCGCGTCGTCCAGGCGGAGCACATCCTTCAGGATTTTGCCCATGGCCCACGCGTTGTTCTTTGCCGTGCGCGGATCCACTCCATGCAAGCCGGGCCAACCCTTCTTCTCATCGGGATCGGGCAGATACAATTTCATCACGTCGCCCCACGTGGATATTTGCCTGCGCTGTTTCATCGCTTCCAGATCTTGCCACTTGCCGGCCTTCAGCAAAGCAATGTGCTTCTTGGCGTTTTTCTCTGCCGTCTCGGCGTGATTTGTCTCAAGGCATTTTGGCACCCGCTTGCCCTCAATCTGCACGCGAATATACCACTGCCCCTCGCGCCCGGGATACTTCTTGTAAAGGCTGAAGTCGCGCCCCTCGAAACTGAAGTCATGCTTATTCGGGTCCTTCGCTTCCGGCTGCGCCAGTTCGATGATGTTCTCTACGGTTGTTGCTGCTGCTGCGTTTGTCGTCATATTTTTTCTTTTACGGGTGCCACTATTTTCAGTTGCGGGTGCCACTTTTGTTATGGGTGCCACTCTGGGTGCCACTTTGCACCCCCCAAACTATGCCAAGCACCGCCAAGCTACGCAAGTATAAAGCGCAGTGTCTTTCAGAGTCACACAAGGCAGCAATAAGGCGATCACACATGCCCGCTGTGTTAAAACTGCATTTTATTGGGAGAATTTGGAGAAGTTTTGAAAGGGAGGATGGTCGGGGCGGTCAGATTTGAACTGACGACCTTCTGAACCCCATGCAGATGCGGGCTGCGCCAGTCGCTCGCGCCCGCTGTGTTGCAATCAATCAATTCCGGCGTGGGTGCCACTTTGGGTGCCACTGTCACCGGTCGATACAGAAACACAACTGATTTTCCCGCTCGAAGCCAGCGCCCGGCGAATGGTCAGCCACAGCGCGACCAGGGCGGCAGTTTCCAAAATCTCTGCGCGGTTCAGCGCTTGGATCAGCTCATTGCCAGCAAGCCACAGAAGGCGAATCGTCATTGCCAGTCCGAAAAGCACGTCAACTATGCGCCGTGCGATCTGCGTATAAGCCACGCGTGGCGCTTTGCCCGGCCCGTCCAAATTCTTCTCTTTCACGGAAACCACGTTAAAACCGGGATTTGAGTATGTCACCATAAAATCATCGCTCTAAAATCGCTTCTGGCGCGTTTTGATTTGGTGTCCCTCATGTTGACATGGGGGTAAACACCATCTTTTCGCGTCTGCCGTTCCACGCTCATTAGCGCACCGGTTTAGTGACCGACAAGCAAAGCCACTGCCATCAGAATCACCGCCACAGCCAGCAAAGGCCACTCGGGTTTTATCAACGCGAGAATTGCCATGATCAGCGCGATGACCACCAAAATATTGAAGGGAGTAATTGTCATGATGTTTGCTTTTGTGTTTTTGTTGACCGTCAGCTTTTATCTTTTCACGCCTGCGGTTCCCTGCTCCAAGGCCTGCATCTTGCCGGAAACGTCCTGTCCTTTGGACATTGCATCCCGCGTGGTTCGCCAGTCCGGCGAGAACACGTGTTGATACCAAACGTTGAGTTGGTTGTATCGGTTCTTCTGTTCCTCGGTGGCGCTGGGCAGGTTCTTCACCTTCGCCAAATTGTCGCGCTCGGCCACTGCGCTTTGAACATCCTTCGGCAGCTTCAAGAACAAAGCATCGCGCTCGCTTTGCTTGCCCGCAGTATCCGCCCGCTGATCTTCCCTCTCCCCGTAATCACTAATCTTGATCATCCGGTTCAGCCCCGGGATTGCACTGAAGCCAAATTCAAATGTTGTCTCGGCGTGCGGGTTCCATGAGATCCAGTTGTTGAGTCCACTCTGGTCCAAGGTCCAATGAAACATCGGTCCCAATTCGTTCAGACCACCAGCGCTGTATTCCCGATGCGGAATAATTTCTTTGCCGCGCAGTGGGTCATGTGGATTGCCGCCCGCCATGGCAACGCCCCAATTCGCGGGTATCGTCAGCAACGGATTCAGGGTCGGCATCTGGCCCGCGCCGAAGTCCAAGAGCTGGCCCCACTGCCCCGGGTTATCGCCTGCGGCCAATCGCGTTGTTTTGTAAACCAGTCCGCTGATGAGTCGCGAATCTTCCGCACGCGGCACCCGCAGGTAAACCGTCTTTTTCCCGAAATCGCCACCGTCCTTAAAGCCAAGTGGAATGATGTTATACGTGCTCCGATCATATTCACTCACGCGCCCGAACAGCTCGCGCAACGTCTCGCCCAGGATACCGGCAGCAGCAAGACCCGCGATGACCGATGAGAGCCCATCCGTCATGGCCCACTTAAACCACCAGCCGGATCCGCTGCCCGGCTTCATGCGTTGGAAGTCGGAACGAAACCCCTGCAAGAACATATTGTAAAAGGGCAGCACCGCTCGAATCGTTCGGAACATGAGCCCCCGCTTGTAAACGTTCGGCGTGCCCGCGTAGTTGCGCACGTGATAAGCCGTTTGCTTTGGCGTCCATCCAGCTCGGCGCAGGAACGAGTAGGCCGCAAACTTTGCCGCCGCCTCATTCATGGCACCTCGCGCCTTAATGAACTCAGCCACAGCTCGCACCGGGCTGAGCACCCTTGAATCCCAAAACCGATTGCGTTCATTCTCAGGCAGCAGTTTGTAGCGCTTCATCACTTCGCCAAAGAAATCGTCACGTTCCATCCCGCCCAAAGTTTCCCACGGAATACCCACGGCGAAGTTGGCTAACATTTCCTCATTCAGCCCGCTTTCGTTGCCCTTGATCCGCGCCAAGGCATCTTTGTAAGTCCGCACATACTCGCGCAAGATTGCCATGCGCTGATACCCGCGCTTGATGTTCGCGGGCATGTTCTTCCACGTGCGATCAAAATCCCGCTTCGGATTCGTGAAGAATTGAAACCCCACTGAATATGTGATTTGCAGCGGATACATCAGTTTGCGGTAAGTCCAATCCAGAACCTTCAGCGCTTTGCTTAAATGGTTCGGGTCCGCCCGCTCGAAGGCCTTCGCGATGTAGGGATCAACTTGGTAGTAAACCGGCTTGCCATTTTCCAGCACCGTCATCAGGCCTCTTCCCTCTTTAGCCTTCGGCTCGGCATAGATGACACCACCGCTCAGACTCTTGCCAATCACCGGCACCTTCACCCGCTCAATTTCATTTGGGAAATGCGCCACCAGTCCATCACGCCCCGCGTTGCGCACCCGCTGCAAAGCAATCAGGTTATTCAGCGCCACCATCTTCAGTATTGTCACCATCCACGGATTTCCAATTTCCTTGAGCGTGCCCTTCTGGCGGCGCAGTCCTGCGGGCACATACGCTTCGAGGTAATCGAGCACACCGAAGGCAGCGTAATTATTCCTGTTCGGGATAATCACATTGCGGAGTGATTCCCGGCTGTAAGCGCCCACGTTCACCGCCTCCGTTGTCACTTTGAAAACCATGTCGTGAAAGATTCGCACCGCATCGCGCAGAATCGTCATCTTGTCCAGGCGCAGATCCAGATTCATTTTAAGGAGCTGCTGTTTGGCAGTCGTCGGCGTTTGGCCCAGAGGGTTCGCAATTCCAGCCCGGCCAAGCGCCGCCACCATATCAGGGTCATTCTCCAGCGCCTTCACCACGTCCATGTCCCCTGCTGCCACGCGTTCCAGAAACAGCATTGCGCCCAAGTCATCTTGCGTCATGCCCGAATCTTCCACCGGCTTGAGCACGTTCTTATGCATCAGCCGCACAAACCGGGCGTTGATGTTGTCAGTGAGCGCGTGCTCTTCCATCAGCGGAATTAAATCCGGCAGCTTCGTTGCCAGCGGTTCCCATCGCCACAAGAGTTGCTGCTTAAGCTGCGTCCACCAGCCATCCCAAGAATTTGCTGCCGCCTTTCGCAGCTCCCATTTCTGCTTAAAGATTTCATCACCTTTGCCGAACATGGCTTTAATCTCGTCGCCCCGATGTTCCAGCACGGTGAGTTGACCTTGATGCAGCAATTCCCAAACAGCGAACAGTGCCGCCTTCGCCTTCGGCCTCGCATCAAGCGAGTTAAAGAACGCCTTGTAGAACGTCGGCGCCTTTTCCTGCAAGAGCCCCGGTGAGTTGAACAGCACCGAAAGCGCATCCGCGTAAAGCTCTTCGGGCGACTGCCGATATTGCACGTAGCTCTTGGGATCCTTCAGCGGATCATATGGCCGCCAATACGCAGTCAGGTCCAACAGTTCTTTCTTCAGGTCCGCTACCAGCGGCGTGCGCAGCATGTGCGCCCGCAACGCCTGCAAATGGCCAAGCAGGTTTCCCCGGTTGAGAGTCTTGTCATCGAGGAAGTCATACGCATGCCCAATTTCGTGCGCCATGGCCTGCGCCGCTTCCACATCGTTTTTGAACATGCGCGGATCGATAACAATGCGCGTGCTGCTCCCGTGCGCCATGAACATTCCCGCAGCCTTGCTCATTCGCTTCAGCCCGATGCCCCCGGTTGTCAGCTCGCGAGCCATTCGCACCAGCTCGGGCATTTCTATGGAACGCACGTGCTGCATCCCGCCCAGGCTCACCACCACATTGCCCGGCACTGCGCCGCCCTTCTTCGGGAAATTCTTCACGAAGATGCCCCGGGCTTTCATCACACCCCCGTTGCTAACGGTGCTGCCCCCTTCGCTCTCCGTCGCTATCAGCCTTACACCTTTGTCGCTCAGAAATTTGAACAGCCCTGAGAGCTGCTCATCGCCACCGCGCAGCCAGCCCTGAAAGTTTCCACCGCGTTGCTCGGGCGGGTCCACGAAGAAGTTGCGGTATCTCGGGTCGGCCCACAGCGCCCGGCCTGCGCCTGTTGCGGGCACCGTCATTTGACCGTGCGAAATCTCCACCGGATGCCCCGTGCTGATTGGTGTGCTGCGCATCGGCACATCATTGCGCACGTTCTGAAGGAACGTCTGCCATGTGTTCACCGGGATCCGGCGTGCGCCGCTGTCCGGCCCGCCCGTCGCGCCCGGCTGCCACCCGGGCGGCATGATGATGCCAGTGTTTACACTGCCATCGTGGCGCGTGTAAATCGCCACCCTCGGCTTTGTCTCCATCCCGCTGGTTGCCTGCCGCGCCGCCTCGAAGCCGCGCAGTAAATTGCCCGTCACGATATACCGCTCCGTGCTCGTCTCGGCCTGCGAGTCGAAGTCCTCGGGGCCAACTGTCCCGGTGAGCATTGTTAGCGGCGTGCCCGCTGCCTGCTTCTCCAATTTGGAAAGTGGCACCGTAAACTTCCGGCGGTAAGTATTCGTGGTGAAGATGAGTTGCTGGCGGCTCGGGCTGCTGAAGTCTGACACACTCGCGCCCTTCAGCTTTATGTCTGTCACCGCCCCCATGAAGTTTACCTCTTGGTCGTAGTTCAGGCTGAGCCCGTAGGTTTCGCCGAAGTGCATATTCAGCGCTTCAGTCACCTTATCCCGCAAGTCGCTCATCGTGGCGCGTGCCTTGTCGATGGCCTCTTGTTTCGCGCCGCGCTGTTCCAATGTCTTGATGCGCTCGGCCTCCGCTACCCGGCTCGCATCGAGCCATGCCCGCACCTCAGTTTGCACCCGTGGGCGGTTCTGGTCTGCTAACGCCATGGCGTCAGCGTGCTTCGGTGCCGCGTTCGGTGGAACAATCGTGCATTTCTCAGCCACCACAGGACTATCGAAAGGCGTGTTGCCCGTGCCCGCCATCAGCTCATCACGCGAAACCGTTTTCGCCCGCAGGTCCTCGGCTGAAGCTTTCAACGGGTTCTGTCCGGTTTCATTGAGTTGCTCAATCTCGTCGCGAAACTCCGCTATGATTTGGTCCCAAAGATTCTGTGCGTCCGTATTTGGCAGCAGCACAAACTTGCCGGTTGCCCATCGAGCAGCGTTCTCAGGTTCATCGCCCGTTGTGTCGATGCCCATGAGCATGCTCAAATCCTCGTTTGCCTGCATCACGCGCCACACCACCCGGTCACCCACTTCGTTGAAGATATCGTCCGCGAATCCCTTCGCCTGCGTCATGCCGCTTTCAGCGTCGGCAGTTGTGTTCGCGTTCAAGCTCGCCAGCTTCCCGCGCAGCATCGTGGCAAAGCGCCGCTCTGCCGCCAGGGCGGTTGCGAGGATGATGTATTCAGGTTTCGAGAGCTGCCCAAAGCGATTGATGCGCCAGAGCATTTGCATGAACTCGTTAATGTCCGGTGCCGGTTGCCCCACGACCATTGTGCGCGGCCTCTGGTCCAGAAACTCACGCTTGGCTTTATCCGCTGGCGCGTTGTGTGCGCTCAGGCCCGTGCTGCCTGATCCGTTCACAATCAGTGCGTCAGTGTCGCCATTGTTGTAAGCCTTCAACACCTTGTTCCGTTCCATCTTCTCGCGCTTCTTGAGCACCACCTCTTCACCGGTGTCGTCTACTTCTCCTTCCCGCGCCGTGAGTTCACCAGTTTTAATACCCGCTGCTGCCAGTCCATACTTGATATGGTCAATTGGCGAAATCGGCATATCGCCGAAGTCCGTCGCGTTAATCTGCGCTTCCACCCGGCCAAAGAACGCGCCGCCGTCCGGCAGATCCTTTGGCGTCAACACAACCTCACGCTTGCCACCTTCGGCCTGCGGGTCATTCACCGTGATGGTGAGCATCTTTTGCATTTCCCGCCGCAGAATGCCGCCGAAGGTCAGCGGCAGCTTGCGGGCCTGCAAATCCTTAATCGGTCCCTCCATCGTGTTATAAAGCGCGATGAACGGTTTGCGCCCGCGCTTTATCACGTCTTTAGCTTCCTGCACAATGGCATCGGCTCGCAGCGCCAGCAGATATTGATTGCTCAGGTTGAACAGCCGCGAACCAAACGTGATCGGTTCGATTGCCACCTGCGAATCTTCCGGCCTTACCTGATTCTCATCGTCCTGCATTATGGCAGTGGCCTGATTGATTTGCCGCGAGAGCGTCATCAGGTCCCGAATGAATCCAGTGTAAGAATCTGCCGCCTGCACTTCCCTTGCCGTGTCCTTTGCCGTCGCCTTGAAAGTCACGTTCACGCCCGCCATGTCATGCTGGCGGCGCACCAGCTCGCCGTTACTGGCGAGCATCGAGCTGAGCGCTTGTTGCAGCGGCACCCCGCCCTTTTCCAAAACTTCTTTGAGCTGCTCATTATTCAGCCCGCTGTTGCGCATGCTCGTCCCGATGGCATACAGGCCAAGATTGTCAGGCCTCTTTGCAAACGTCGCTGAGCTGTAGTAAATCCCGCCCGCCTGCGGTAGCAGCCCGCCGAAGCGTAGATTGATTTCACTATCCGGCCCGGCTGCAAGGTGCGCTTCATCCAGAATGAAGAAGGCACGCGGCGCAATCGCCCGCAGCATTTGCCACATCGGCCCATCCGGCAGCGCTCCCCGGTTATTCTTGCGCTTGAATTTTGCCTTCGGAGTTTCTTTGAAGTTCTCGGGCCTGTCCTTTGTGAGCTGCGAATAAGTTGTGAAGATGCCATGCGTCCCCGCTGGCAATGTCCCGCTCTTCGCCACCTGCCTGAAAAGTTCGTTGCCCTGACTCGCGAGCCGCGTGACCTTGTGCTCCCGGCCTTTCGCGTCCTCGTAGTAATACGCGTTATCCGTGATGAACGGATTGAAGTCAGGTTCACCCACAGCCGGCAGATCGCGCCCAGCCATGTCCGAGTAAAGCCCCTTCTTCGCCGTCACGAAGATCGGGATCATTCCCTGCGCACGGATATACTGAATCATCGCAGCCACCACGCGCCCCTTGCCGATGCCTCCTTCGTCCGTGTTAATCAGCGCTGAGCCCCGCCCAAAATTCCGCAGCTCAAGAGCCAGTGCGTCAATCTGCGCCGCGCTCAAACGCTGGTGCAGCACGGGCACCGTCCAGCCCATCTTCTCCGCTGTGTAATCATCAACCGGTTTGCCTACTTCCCGTTCGAGGTCCAGCGTCGCCTCACGCATCGCCGAAGCGATATTGCGCGGCACCATCAAATGCGGGTCAACGTTCTTGCTGACAGGCTCGTATGGAACGAGCAGCGACTCGCTTAATCCTGTTCCGGGTTGAGCGCCGCTTGGCTCAGTAACCACCGGCCCTTTGACGCCCACTCCATCCGGCTTAGCTGGTCCCGCGGTGGTGGTTGTTTCGCCCACTCCGCCAGTCTGTTCGGGAGTGCCTTTTGGAGATTTTGGACTGGCGGGTCCAGGCTCGCCGCTAGGTAAGCTTGAAGGTGTGCCGGGTTGTCCAGTTGTTCCGGTTTTATCTCCGCGTTTTCCGCCCCCACTTCCGCCAGTAGGCTGTTCAGGTCGTGGAGCAGGAATTTCCGGTTTTCGGGGTCCTGTCCCCCCTCCTGATCCTCCCTTACCACTTCCTCCGCTAGGGCCTGTGCCAGTCTTTCCTGCGGTGTGCTCATTTATTAATCCTTCCAGTTCGTTCCAGCTCTCCAACACTCGCGGCGCTTTCACCCAAGGCCGCAGCATGCCGCCTTGAGCTGAGGGATCCGTTTCACCCTTCCCGCCGATGATAATCATATCCACCGGCCAGCCCGCGCCCATCTTCCGGTAAAGGTCCCCGCCCACTGTAAACCAGTCAAGAACCTTAAACCGTTTGAAGAATTCCAGCAGCGCAGGCGTGCGATACGCCTCGGCCCGTGCTGCGTCACTCCCAAACATCACCCCCGGCGAGCCAGTTTTGGCCCCGATGATGACGAAAGCTTTCCCATCCTTTGCCAAGTGCTGAAGCGTGTTCAGCGCAATCGCGATGTCAATGCTCGTCGTTTCCTTGGCCTTCGTCGCTGCGCCGTGGATTGGAAACTTGATGATGTTTCCCTGCTCATCGAGCTTGTTACCGAAAGGCGGATTCATCCCCATCCGGTCAATCGGGATTTTATCCGCCAGCTCTTTCAGCGTGGTTTGCCATGCCTCGCTTGTCGCGTCAGTCGCCACCACCTGCGCATCGCCGAAGCCTGCCGTCTGCAAATATTCCATCACTCGGGCGAGCCGTTCGGGGTCCAATTCGTTGCCCGCCACGATAGCACCAGGCGCACCAGCAATCGTTAGCATCCCGTGCCCGATTGTCGGTTCCACCAGCACCCGGCCCGATGCAAAATCCGCCAGCACTGAGCCCGCGTAAGCCAGTGGCGGGGGAGTTGAATACTGCTGATTGATTTTTGTTTCCGTCGTCCGCGCCGCGTTCTTCGGCATCCGCTCGTAGAGATTCACCAGCGCACGGAAAGTGGAGATTGGATCCATTCCCTGCATCACGATGTTTCGCGCCGCCTCCGTGCTGCCCAGTTCGGCCCACTCGTCGGCCTGCCGCTCAGTCAAGCCAAGTTGCTGCCCGCGCACCTGCACTTCGGCCCGGCTCACAGGATTGCCAGTCAGCAATTCACTCTTCACGAAATCGGAAATGCGCCGCCCCACGGTTCCCGCCGCTTTGCCCGCGTTCTGCACGTCCTGCACGAACCTTTTCAGGTAAGGCGCAATCGCGTTGCCCCACCGCTCAAAGCAATACTTCAGAAAATCCTTCAGCGTTTTGCCCGCGTTCTTGTAGTGGTCATAAGCGCTCTGGAAATGTGGCCGCGCCTTCTCGTAAGTCTTTTCGTCGAAGCTCGGCCCGCTGCCAACATGCTTGCCCTTGCCGAAAATCTCTTCCAGCCCCTTTAGCGACTCGTCCAGGCCTGCCGCCGCTTCTTTGCCCGCCTCCTTAATGCTCGGCTTCTTTGGTGGTGGTGTTGGTGCCACCTCGTCGCCAGCTTCATCCACCTCCACAGCCTTGAAGCTCACATGCCCTTTGTGGCCCACCAAATGCCCGTCATTATAAGCTTGTCGCCGCGCTCTGCTTATCGCGTCACTTTTGCTCGTTGCTTCAATCTCGAACGGAATCCCCTCCTTCTCATCGTGCGCGGGATATTGGTAGTTCAATGTCACCACGTAATTTTTGCGTTCCGCTTTCGGTGCCGGTGCCGGTGCCGGTGCCGGTGCTGCTGTCGGCGTCGGCCTCGATGCCAGCTTGTAGTAAGGATTGCTGTAAGCGTTCGTTGTTTTGAGTGCGCCCGTCTCCGCGTTTTCGAGCTTCGCCATTCCGCGCTTGTCAGGTTCCACCACTCGATAAAGAGCGCCCGGCCCGCTTGAGCTGAATTCCCTCACCACATCGCCAGCTTGGAAGTCCTTCAGGTTCCTCGCCGCTTCGAGTGTGCGTGGGTTCACGTTCTGTTTTAGCGCACCCGCCGCGCCTTCCAGATTTGCCCGCAGTTGTGTGTTGCGCTGGTCGATGTCAAAACTGTGCAGCGTCCAAAGCTTATCGTTGTGAATCACTGGCGCGTTTGGATAAATGCCCGCCCGCGCCATCTGTTCAAAGTGTGGCGCGAACGAGCGCCCCAAAGCGATCCGGCTGAAGTTTTGCGCGCTCGGTATGTAGTCCTCGCCCTTTCCGTGCGTCAGTTCCAAGAGCGCTTGCGCCACTTCATGATCCGTCGCATCCGGTTTATTGAGCACGTCCACATGCTCTTTGTGTGGATAATCACTTTGCTCCGGTGCCGGTGCCGGTGCTGGCGTTGGTGCCGGTGCCGGTGGCGTTGTCCCGCCCTGCGCCTCATTAATCAACGCATCCAGCTCACTCTCCGTCATTCCCTCCAAATCTCCCGCGCCGCGTTCCTTCGGCGCTGGTGGTGGTGTTGGCGGTTCCTCTGGCGGTGCTGGTGGTTGAGGTTCTTCAGGTGGTGGTTCCTCTGGTGGTGCTGGTGGTTCCTCTGGTGGCGTTGCCTGCATTCCTTCAGGCATTCCCAACAGCCTGCCCTGATTGCCCGCTCGCACGTTCGGCTTTTCCACAATCGGCTTGCTTGCCGGTTGCTGCTGCGCCGTCTCCGTCGTCGGTTCCAGTTCCGGCCCAAGCGTCAGCACCTTCTCACCTGCTTTCAGGCCAAGATAATTGCGCCAGAATTCGCTTTGAATTTTCGGGTAGCTTTCGCTCACCGTCGCGCCGCGCCGGATTGCCTGCCGTGGCTCAGCCTGCGAGGTAATGAATCGCGCAATCTCCAATTCATCCGGCGAGATATCCACCGGCTCGCCCGCCGCCTTCCGTTGTGCCCGCAGGAAAATATCCTTCAGTTGGTCCGGTGTGTATTGCGTGGTCAGTTGCTCAGAGAGCAAATTCTTAAGCCATGGCGATTCCTCAGCAACACCCGTGTAATTAACCTTCTGCTTCCCCGTCGTTGGGTCCATCAGCGGATTGCCGTCATTGTCGAATTGCGGCACCGCCTGCTTGCCCAGTGCGCCATGCGCAGACTTCGCCGTGAAGTAGGCCGTCACGCCTCCGTTAATCAGCGCTTCCACCGCGTTGCCCACGTCCCCGCTCTTCCGCGCTTCATTGAACTGTTTAACCATGTCGGGGAAATGCATCCCCATCTGCACCGCGAAAGCCATGTTCACACCGCGCCCAATCAGGCCCCCGCCTTGCATGCCCGGCGGCATGCGCCACCCGTAACCGCCCACAGCTTCACCGGCAGCGGCACTGCCGCGCTCGATGCCCGCCGCAATTTGTGAAAGGGTGTTGGGTTTTATTTCCTCATCCGTCAGCGGATCAATCGGGTGCTCGCCCACTGAATATTCACTCCTGCCAGTTTCAGGGTCCACCCCCGGCAGGAACGCTTTCCAATTTCCCGTCTGGATATCCGCAGCCGTCAGTCGCGGGAAGGCCTTATTCATTCCGGCCATGATCCCTTCCTGATTCAGTTTATTATCCAATGGCCGATACATCGGCACCTGATTGCCGTGCACGTCCGTCCACAGGATTGATTCCGCATCCTTCGTTTGCTGGCTCGGTCCCGCGAACAGTTGCACCGGCGCACTGTCACGAATGGATTGCAGCAGTCGCGTTGTCCATGGCACCGGCTCAGCCGGGCTAATCGTGTTTTGGTAAGGTGCCTCGCGAATTGCCTCGGCAAACTGCGCCCCCTTCACCACCCGATTGATTGCATCCAGCGGCACATCAACTGCCGCTTTCACGGCAGCCTCTTGCCCACTGGCCTTGAAATACTGCGCGTTGAAATCCGGCTCCTGGCGGAACTCGGGGTAACTCTCACCGATGAACTTGGTCAGGTCCTCGTCTGGAACATCCTTGAGCCGGGCATCCTGTTCGCGGAAGAAATCGAGAACTTGGCTCATTGGTTTTTCCACTTGTTATACTGGTCCCAAATCCCCGTTTTGGTCGTCGGCGTCGTCGCTACTGGCGTGCGCTTCTGCTGTATTGAGCCCTGTTTCTTCAGCTCGTCCATTTGGAGTAGCAGCAGCTGTTGCTTCTTCATCTTTTCCGCAAGCAGGCCGCCATAAGTTTGGGTGAATGGTATATACCCCACCTTCTCTTTTGGATTTTTCAGGCTAAGGTCTGCAATTTCCGAAGTAAGCGCCGCATGCTGCGCCAGCAGGTTGTCATAAGTCCCCTGCGTTAGCGGGCTCATCTTCTCGGTGTCGAAATGCACCTGCGGCTTGCCGCCCTTCGGTGTTACTACCGTTACATTTGCTGCGGGATTCTCCACCGTCGTTTCATCGCCCTTCGCGCTCATGTCGATATCCTTGCCGCTCGAAGGCGAGAGCCACAGAAAACCTTTACCGCTGCCCAATGGCGTCACCGTTCCAGTTCTGTCAGTGCCCGTGCCCTTATGCATCCGCGTGATTGCGTTTAGCGAGTTATCAAATTGCGGGCTTGCCAGCGCTCCCGGGTTGCGCCGCAGCGCATTTGCAAAAGCCATTTCGGGCGACATTCCCGCAGGTGGATTCGTTCCGCTCGTTACCGGCACATCCGGCGAAATCTCACCCCGTGCCGTAGCGTCCACCGGCCCGGCCTCACTTGGCGCAGCAGCGCTCGCGAGGTCCCGCGCAAATCCTTGCATGGCGTCAGCCTCGTCGCTGGCGCGTTTCATCGCCGCAAGATTCTGCTGCTGCGCCTGCAACTTCATGGCGTAGTCTTGCGCACCCTGTTTGTAAGCCGTGCCCTGCAAGAGCCCGCTCACTGCGCCCATTTTATCTTCAGCGCCAAGCGTTTTGAATTGCTCGGGTGACATATTGAGCGATTTGAAACCCTCATCACCCATGTAGGACATGAACGCGTCAGCCGCTCTACCGCCATGGATCAGGCGCTTGTATTGTTCGCCACCAGCTTCCCCCGCGAGTCCTTGCCACGCGCCAGAGAATAAGCCAGTCGGCGCACCTGGCGCTACCGGGCTCGGACTGATGTTCGTCATGGGAATGCTTGGATCCACCTCGCCACGCGACACCATATTCGCATCGGCAATCTTGCCGCTGTTGCCCATCCCGGCGATGCCCCCGCCGATTGCGCCGCCCGCCATGCTCCCAAGTTTCGAGAGCCCGCTCTGGGCCTGCTGATTGTAGTATTGCAGCAAACCCTCAAGCATCTGGGCGGGTGCCCAACTGCCTACTGGTGTTGATCCAAAACCGGGCATACTTGTCTCCTTTCCACTACACGATCCATCGCGAGTTTAATCACCCATTTGAGCAGGTTCGATTTCTTCACCCACTTCGCCCACGTCGGACCGAATTTGAAATACAACTTCCTGAACCATGCCGGGGCCTCGTTCAGCATCCAGCCACGGAATACAAGCCAGCGCTTGTCACCGTTTCCATATACCGCCCGCGCTACCCAACAGCCCATTGCGCCGCCCGCCACGCTTCCGATGAACGAGCCAAGCGTATTACTCACCATCCCCACGCGTGCCATCGTGCTCGGGCTCGCCTGCTTGAATTGCCAATCCGTTGCCGCGTTGTAATTGGCGAGGTTGCCCGCGTAAGCGCTTTCGGGATTGAACAGGCTCGGCCCGCCGCGCTGGCCGGATGCTGAGCCCATTACTCCCATTGCCTCTTGGAACGGATCCCCGTAAATCGCGTTGCGCTGGCCCGCCACACCGCTGGCGAAATTGCGCCGCTGCGCCTGCAACTGCGTCCCGTAATCCATCTGGCCCAGTGCCTCGCTGAAAGCATCGCTCGGCCCGTAGCCCAGTCCGCGATCCGCGAATCCCGCCCGCACACCCTGCGTTGCGAGCCGCTGCTGCGCCGGGCTCAGGTCTGTGCCTAGAGCAAGGTCACTGCTCGCCTGCCCGCTCAGCGTGTCCATCAGCCCGGCCTCTGTCGGGTCCAGGCTGCGCCGCAAGTTGCTCACATATCGGTCACTCTGGCCCAGCATGCTTAATTGGCCCGGCAAAGCCTGCTGCTGTGTGCGCTGCGCCAGTGCTGCATATTTTGGCTGATACTGGTTCTCCAAACTGAACCACTCCGGGGCGAGCTTTTCCTGCGTGTTCAGCGTATCACCCAACTCTTGCGAATAGTTGCGCTGATTCGGGCTGTCTGGTCCAAAGCATCCCATACGTCAAAGCTTCTTTAGGTGCATCATTGTCGGCCCCAGTCTTTTAAACCCAAGGCGTTCCATGTGCGGGTTAAACGGACTCTCCACCGTGCACGGCATCAAATATTGATGGTGCCCGCGGTCCGCCAAAATCGCTTCCGCATCGCGCAGCAAAAGCATGCTATCCAGCGCACCCATCTGCTTGCTGTCCAGCCACACATTCATCAGCGGAATACCACCAAGGCTCGCGTATCCCGTTATCTTCCCGTTCTTGGTCAGAAGGTGCGTTGCTCCCACTACCGAATGGCCGTCCTCAGCCGCCACAGCGATGAGCGTCTCAAGCTCCGCTGGCGTTTGCATCGGTCGGATTAGCGAGTCGATTCTCATGAGTAACCCCGGGCGTAGAGTTTGAATTTCCAGTTTGCCGCCAAGCTGATGTCCTGCAATATCCCGCTCTTATTCAGGATTTGCGCTGCCCCAGCCGTGCCACCACCGGGATATGCAGATCCATTCTTGGCGGCACCCACCTGCGTTAAACTTCCCCACCATGAGAACCACGCGCCACTAGCCACACTGCGGCAGTCTACCTCGTCGTTCAGCGCGTAGCCGCCATCACCGCCCGCATTGGTGCATACAATCACCGCCCGCATTTCGATAGGTGTCGCTCCCAACCCGTGAGCTGTCGCCGTCAACAGTGTCCCGTTCAGGCCCGCTCCCGGGATAGTTTGCAGCGTGCTGGCAAACCAACTTGTTCGCGGCGAAAACAGTTGCCAGTGCGCCCCGTCATAAATCACTTCGCAAATCTGGTTCTGTTTAATGTCCCCGGCATTGGGCGGGAAAGTAATCTCGCGAAAGATTGCGATTGCTCCCGTGCCGTTCACGTTCAGAGTCACCCCGCCTGCCGGGCAACTCGCATTCGGGTTGAACCTCACCACCATGCCAGCCGCCAGCGAAGTAATCGCAGGCACCAGCGTCACCGCGTAAGCGGCTCCCGTCAGCAGCCCCACGCTATATTGCTGCACTGAGAGCATGGACCCTTGGTCGAACTTTGAGGCAGTCAGGAAACCATCCGCCATTTTAGCCCGGCCCTCAGCGTCCGCGCTGAGATAGCCATCATCCATGCAAGCACGCCCCAAGCTCGAATTAGCCAGCGCTGGCGGGTGTCGGCACAGCTTGTCCGTTGTCACCGCCTCGCTTGCTAAGGCAATGGATGAAATTGACCCTTCCAGCAAAATCGCGGGCCTGCTCAGCAGGTTCAGCTTGTCGATTGTGCACAGCTCATCCTTTTGGAACGTGTAGCCCGGCGTCAGTGAAATTGATAAGCTCATATTCCTACTCCTTCCCGCTGCTCGCGGGTCCGGCTGTCAACCTCGATGGATTGCACCGTTAACCGGCCCTGCGTGTTTATGATTTCGATTTGCAGCATCCGCCCGGCCTGCGGCGAGATTCCTAGCACCTGCGTCGCGATTTGTTCCCGATGGAAAGAAACTCCATCGCCAAGGTTCAGCCCGCTATCACCAATCGGCACGCTGTAATCCTGCCGGTAAGGCGTCGCGTGATCGTTGTTGGCGTTCGTCGGTTCCCAATCATCAGCATCGAAAGGCCGCTCGTATTTCGTCCGGTCCCGCGTGAAGGCCAATACTCCATCATTATCCAGCGGTTGACTTTCACTCACCCCATCGAAAAGCACCGTCACGCTGTAGCTCGGGTTCCACGTTTTGATATTCGGCACCACCAGCCACGGAACACCCATCCGATTATTCGGCATCACATAGCCACGCGAGCGCATGCGCTGATAAATCTCGTCAAACCCAAGACCCGTCACCACGTCCCCGCCGCGTTCCACTTGGTCGCCTGCGTAAGACTCTTCCACCAGATTGATGTAGCCATCATCACTGACGAAATAGAGCCGTTCCACCCCTGCGCATTTGGCCTTGTAAAACTCCCGCACCATCAGCGCCCGGCCCGTGTCGTAAGGCGTCCATTGCTTCGTGGTGAAGTCATAAACCAGAATCGCGTTGTTGACGCCGCTGAGGAAACTCTCCGTTATCGTCGCCGTTACCGGCGTTGTCCCGTTTCCTGCCTGAAATAAATCAATGCGCCCGCCGCTGTCGGGTGCGTAGAAGTCCTGCTCCGTCGTGAGGATCTGGTAACCCTCGGAAGTAAACTGAAGTTGCAGATACAACTCCGTTCCCGGCTTGAAATGATACTTCGCTCGCGGTTTCCATTCCGTCACCGTGTAGCGCATTAAAGGACTGCCCAAACTAAACCGCGCAAAAGCCGCTCCGCTCGGAATGAGCTGCGCATGCTTTTGTGTCGCATCATCCAGCGGCACCGCCACAAACAACTTGTTATCCCAATACGCCATGCGGATCCGCGTCTTGTAGGTCCAATTGATGCGGTCTATCAGCGGTTGAATGTCGTAGCTCAGCGGCACATCTATGCTTTCCACCTTGCTCTGCTCCGTTTGCCGCAGGCTCACCACGCCCCGCTTTTCACTCATGAAATATACGTTCGTGCCGCCAACACTCGCCCCATTGCACGTCACTCCGTATTCCTTTTCCCGCACGTCCAGGCTGATTGTTGTGCTCAGGTCGCCACCCGTCACGCCACCTAGCACCGCCCAACTCGCGCTCTTCAGGCAAATCAGCGAAGTCTCCCCGAACTTCTGCAATTCCAGCAGCACATCAGAGCTGCCCTGATTGATGCGGAACTCATTAAAGAAATCTACGTGAATCTCATCCAGCACATCGGTTGCTACCAGAAAATCACTCTTGCCATAGCCGCTCGATGAGTCGAAGGCCTCGGTTGTCGATGAGGGGGTAAACGCGGTGATCGCCAGCAAACGGTTATTCACGTAAATGGCGTCATCACTATTGGGCAGCACGGTGTAGGTTTGCGTCCACTCAGCCGGATTTGAGTCCGGCGTGTGCCCCGCCACGCTGCCACCCACGTTGCAGCGGTAATGGTTCCACATCAGCGAGCATTTGATGGTGCTCGCCGTGGTTGCCGGTGAAGTCAGGCTGCTTGCAAATTTGTAAGTGAAGGTGAATTCATCCACCACCGTAATGCAATAGCGCCCGTTGTATTCGGCCTGCGTCGCATTGATTATCGTCACGTCCTGGCCTGTCACGTATCCATGCTTCGCCCCGGTCACCGCTGTCGCCAGTGCGCCCACGCTCGTTAGCGTCGTTACATTGACCCATGGCCCATAAGCCATTTCCTCATCCTGCAAATAATTGTGCGCCGGGTTCCACAAACTCACCAGATCCACGAAACCGTTGTCAAAGTTCAGCATCCGCAACACCGGGAAATTCTGGCCGCGAAACAGGTAAACTTTATTGAAAGCCTGCACGAACTTCACGCGGCCTGTCAGCACCACGCCCCCGGGCAGCGGGATTCCTACCGGCGAATTGTTCTCGCGATAGCGGTATATCTGGCCGTTCGCCGCCATCAGATGCCACTCTACCCGGCTCGGGTCCTGATAGAGCCCCACGCCATGCACCGTGCCCCACGGCAGGATTTTGCCGGCTGTGTTCGTCTGGTTCGCCCACAGCGGCTTGATGACCCCCTTGCGCGGCTCGCATTGCCGCACGCGAAAGCGCAGATTCTCAGCGCCAGCCAAGAGCCCCGGCTGAAGCTGCGCTGCGTCGGCTTGCAGGTTTGTCCCAATAAAGCCGTTGTCGCCCGCCTGCGTTTCTTTCGCTGGATTCACAGCTTGGCCAGCAAACCGGGTTTATCTTTCGCTACGTGGTTCTCGGGGATACTCCACCCCTCGGCCACTATGTAGGTGTTCGTCTGCGTGCCGGAACTATCCACAACCACCTGAACGACTTGAATTTTGGTGTTGATAATTTCGTCGTTTTTGAGCGCGAACACAGATTGATTCACGTCGAATTTAGTATCAGCGATTTTCATAGCGGTTTGTCGTCATCATTTGGTTTCGAGTCATTCAGTGGTTTTGCGGCTTCCAGCCAGCGCCGCAGTTCCGATAAGGCGAGTATCAGCGGCACCAGCACCCACAACAGCAAAGTCGATAAAATCTTTCTCATAGGAAAGGAAGAGGCAGGCCCAACAACAATTAAGCCCGCCCCCTCCGTTTGGTCGCTCGGTTCCTCTTGTTCCACGACCACTGAAACCCGTGCGCAATAAACGAAAGCAGCAATCCCGCAGGCGTGGCATAGCCAAGCAGGCCCGCAATACCACCACCAAGGGGCGTGCTCGCCTTCGCTTCTCTGGCCTCTCTGGCCTCTTTACCCTCTCTGGCGTCACGGGCCACTTGCGCTACCCGCTGAAGCTTCGTTGGCGCACCGCCATTACTCGATGCGCACCCACTCAGCACAATCAGCAGCGACACACACAGCAGCAGCCTGTTCATCAAAGATAAGGTGTTAGGGGTGTGAGCCTGAGCCAAGACCCCTTGTAAAGCGTCACCGTGCCCGATACGTGCGCCGAATTCTCCGCGAGCCTCAGCACAAGCGTTCCCGCCGCGTTTACCTCGATGAACCCGTTGACGAGAATTCGCCCTGTGCCTGTGAAGGTTGCTACGTTCTGCGCCGTGCCCAATGCCGTCACTGTGTTGGAAAGCACGCTCGCCGCTGATGAATCGTTGAACATGCAATGCATGCGGAAAGTCGTCGCCGTTGCCGTGCCTCCGTTCCAGTCAATTTGCAGGCCTT